CAAAAACTCTATGACCACCGGTTAACCGGAATGAGAGGAAAGTGGAAAATTTCGTCAAGGAGCAGTATAATACTCACCTGAGTACAAAACCACAATCTAGGACACAACATCAATGCAACAAAAAATAAACTGCACAGACATCCCACACAACAGAGACACGGGTTGCCGAATCTCTGCAACATTCACAACCTGGATACAACCTACATGTGAATGCGCAAAATCAATACAAAATATAATTACTCAGTCAAAAGACATAACTATCGGACAAACCAACAATCTTCATCATATTAAGCATTTATTCACTTCTCACACCTATGGGTGAGCACATCAGTTTCTTAAACTGTTATTTCTTCTTAACAGCCTTCAAAGCTTTTCTAGCACGAATCTCTTCATTCTTAGCTCTAATAAGAGCATTTTTCTCTTTAACAGACTGATTCTTCTTCCTAACAAGTGCATTACTAATCTGCGTAGCAGCCTTAGAAGCACTAATAGGTTGAGGCATTTGTCCAGAATTCAAATAAGGAGATGGCTGAGATGCAGAACCAGTAGTACCATTTGCGACAGCATTAACACCGCGAATGGCCATACCAAGTCCTTGAGCAGCAGGATGAGGAATTGCACTAAGAACAGGTGCAACATAATCACTTGCCGTAGAAAGAACATCTTTAAACCAATCTCCAAATCCATTTTCCTTAACAGGAACACCAACAGGAAGATTATTGACAGCATGTGAATAAAAAGCTAAAGCAGCTTCTTCACGTTCACAACTAGGATTTGCCAATACAACCAAGTCAGTATCATCATTAGTAGGAAATCGCTGAACATACACATTCCAATTAATGGTAAGAGTCGTCTGGGGAGTCAACCCAGTAAACCAAGTACCACTAATATCAAACTCACCAATAGGCAAAGGAGAAGGAGTAACAGCAACATAAGAGAAAGGAATAGTAGTAGCATTTGCGGTAGAACCATAAGCAATAGGAGTAGGAGTAGGAGTAACAGAAGTACTTTGAGAAGTAGTATCATACATGTATATAGCTAAGGCTTCATTAGCATACACACCAATATTAGGGTCATGCAAAGCAGACACCACATAAGCACCTTCTTCTGCACCCCATTGCTTAGATTGAGGCAACAATAAAGCAGCAGCAGATAAGGCAGGGGGACCATCAAAAACCAAAGTTTTAGCAGCAAAAGAGCTGTTAAAAGTAGAACCAGTATACTGATAGAAAGTCATAGTCTGAGCATCTTCAGTATTAGGCACTGGAGATCTATAAGCTAAGACGGAACCCCCACGATACAAACTAGCTGTAGTATTATGAACTTCAAAAGCTTTAGCATAAACACGATGTTTTCCAGAAACATAACCTTGGGCAACATTCAAAGTATTAACTTGAAAGTTAGCACTTGAAAGGTTACCATAACACATAAATGGAGATAAACAAGCACCAGTAGGACCTGAATAAGCTTGCAAACCACCAATAGAATGAGTGCCAGTAGTACCTTGAAAGGCTAAATTACCAAAGGGCTGCTGAGCAGCAGTGGTAGAATTTTGGAAGACATTATTAAGACAAGTGGTAGAGTTGACATTATGCTGAGCAACCCAAGGCCAATCAACAATATGACAATCCCATGTACCTGTAGTGATACCAGTAGGACATGTGATTGTCATAGTTTGTTTAATCAGCTGACAAATCTGATTACCATTCACACCATCCGGAGGACCATGAAGTTCAACCGGATTATCATGAAATGGATCAAGAGCAGTAATCAGAAATTTCTGAGCACTATCACTAATACCAACACGAGCCCCCATCTTAGAGAGCATAAGCTCACCACGTTTAGACTTAGAAGACATCTAAAGAAGAATTGTTATATATACAATATACAACAGGACAATCTAATACACAATCAGGACAACGATCAAAGATCAAACCAGAATCAGATATTAAACTAGTCAACAAAACACAAACAAATGTGATAACAGAAACAAACAGGTGAACACGATCAGAATCACAGCAAGAACAAGCAGACATACTAAATAATAAAGAAATAACAAGCACCTAATATAGGTACTTTTATTTGGCGCGATTACTTTAACTAGACGCCAAACATATAAGTAGTCTTAAGCAATTTAACATTGCTCGATTCTAAGCCAGTCCACATAAACTCAAGTTGTTCCAAAGGCAACAACTGAGCAATAGCACTGACATAAGACAATCGCTTGTCCATCTGTTGAGTTTCCAACAACTCCATATCTTTTCCATGCTTAGAAAGAATATAGTTAATGATAGCATTAGCTTCCTTAAAGTGATCCTCATCCATATAACACAGAGTACGGTATGCACATGCTTTGACATAAGCTAATCTCCAAGATTTCTGATCAAAACAAAAATAAATGTTTGATCTGATCTTGTCAAAATTAGGCACAGCATACCAAAAACCACTTTTCTTCTGCTTAAAACCACAATTAAGAAAAACACAAGACTTAAGAGGACCATCAGGTCGCTCTGGAGCCACAGTAAATCCTAATGGAGTCAAATCAGAAGAAATATTAGAAAAGTCCCGATGCACAGGGACAATACTATCATCACCCATAATTGCTAAATGATGTTGAGAACATCTAAGAACATATTCTGCCTTAGTGAGGCCAGGATTGTTCTTAACAACAACATAAACATGAACCAAATATGAAGCAATAACATTATCAGTAAGAGTATTAAACCCACCAGAGGGGTTACCACCAAACATCAACATCAACCAACCATTAGGATCAATAACATAAGAATATACAACACTTTGAATAACAAATCCCTGCATTCGTACTATCTCTTCCTGTTTCCAACCGCCCATAAAAATGCAGCGATTTCTTAACTTATAAATAGCAGCTTGAACATGCTCTTTCAAACTAGCCTCAAAATGTGAAAAGTCATTACAACTAAACACACCAGGAGAACCTAAAGATGATAGGACATATCTAGCAAGATTGTCCCAACCACCATAAAACATAGACATACCATATTTAGACCAAGTATCAGATGAAGCATTTAACAAATTATCATTCTGATTACCATACAACATTATACATACAATATGAGTAACAAATTCGCCAGCCATAAACACACGAGTTTTCCTTTTAGCTTTATCAGGATGAACAAGTTTGTCAATAGGACGATTCTCCTCTTTAGGACTGGCCTTCCAGATAGGAAACAAATAATGCTTTCCTCTCCAGATCAATAAATATTTACCAGTCTTAATTATATGTACAATGCAAGCAATAATAGCATTTCTAGTCTCTAGGTCTTCCCAAGCTAATCTTTTAGTAGCAAAAGCTAAGTTAAAAGGATAACCAGGAGAACCGGCCATTTCAATACGTGAAATGGCTTCTTCAATAGACAGCACAATAGCATTAAGATATTGCACCAACAAAACAAACAACACATCTTGAGCCATATCCCAACAGTCTTCATCAGGTTCCCATGGATAAGACTTAAGAAACTTCTGGAAATCATTATTCAATAGAGTCTTTGCACACAAAGAAGGTGCATACCCCATTGGCAAACCATAACCAGCATTCTCAGCCATATCCATAAGTTCCTCATTCTGAGGTTTCCTAAAATCTCCTTGTATCCCATCAGTCAATTTGCACAAGACCAATGCCCCAGGTAATACATGTATTACTGGATACAAGGAGTGTGGTAGTTTAAATCCGCGATACCAGAAACAAACCACACAGGAATAAATCCGTCAACAGAGAAAGTAATACCAATATTACTTTTATCGCCTCCCTGTTGATGCATAGCTATGAACCGCCCCATAGCATCAAACACCGGACTACCAGAATCACCATAAGTCGTATTAATATCACTATACGACATTTGATTCTTACTACTTGCTCTCAATCTACCAACATCAAGAGTGATTTGATCCTTATCCTCATTGTATAGCAACATACGTACAGGACTACAAAATTCTGACTTAAATACATTAGCGGAAACAGCATATTTCTGAGTCAGAACTTCAAATTCAATATCACACTTAAACCTACAATAATCCATCCGACAATCTCTGAAACTATCATACAACCTAACATCAGATGAGTCAATAGCAACATCACACAAAAAACGAAGAATAGGATAATAATTTTTTGTCTTATTATCCCAAACCGAAAAATTGGAGAGATTAGCACGTAACTTATTATCTTCATCATAAAATAAATGACGAACGGTGATAAATCCACCAGCTGCTAACCTTGTACAAACTCCAACTTTATAATCCCCATCTTCACCCCTAAAATAAATAGGGTAAGCACAATTATGATCAATGGGAACTTTAATTGGGTAATGGGCTGCCTCATCATGATTAGTATGATTACCAGTTCCATGTTGTCTAGGACAACTATTGCGATTAGAGCAACTTCCAAACACTAACTCCTCGGGACATTCATAATTATTCAACTCTTGAACATTTCCCTCATCAGCACTCTTCTCATCAGTCAAAATATCAGAATAAAAAGATCTATCAGCGAGTGATCGCTCAGCTGCTTCAGAATAAAGAACCTTATCAAATGGATTAAGATAAGATTCACCAGCAGCAAACTCCTGATATGCTTCAACTAAATATTGATCCCAATTACCCTTAGGATTGTTAATCTTAGAATTCCATTTAAATGAACCATCTTGTGAAATTACAACAAGAGGGCCTATATCTTTCATACTTGCACCTTTAAACAAAGGCATGAGTTTTTGATCCTCATCAATAGGAACCTGATGGTTCATATGGCGCATATTCCAAGTAAGGTCTTTAACAACTTCATTTATCTTAATTCTGTTAGCCTTATACAATCCTTCAGGAATAACAAACGAACCACGGTGACTACCGACAATTTTCGGTCGGTAACCCTGCATTCGCAATTTATCAAATTCAGCTTTAGTCTTGGCATATTTAGGAGGCCCATAACGATCCGGCCCCGATTTGGCATAGGGAGCCATAACAACACCTAATGTATTCTCAGACAACTTCTTAAGATCTAAAATGTCATAAAAAATGAACATTCTTCTCTTATCAGCTTTCTGAAGAATAAAATCAGGATGTTGATCTTCTCGATGACGATCCTTTCTCTCAACATCTTCCCGATCACGACGCAATATACCAACCGCGCCATACTGCTTAGCCTCACGCTCAGCAGTTTTAGCATCTTCGTGGAACGTAGTACGAGTAGTTCTCACATTATCAACATCTTTCATGCGAAAGTCCTGCTGATCTCGTAACTTACGCTCATACCCTCGACGATGCTCACGTAAACCTTTACCTTCATCATCTGCTTTACCTTCAAAGTCTGAAACAACAGAACTTAAAGCAACAGCAGCTGCAGCAGGAATAACTGCACTTGACACTAAAGACAAATTCGACTTCTCCTGGTCAGCAACTGGAGCATCTACAATAACATTTATCTTTTCCTTATCACTAGCATATTTGACCCTACGGTCCCATATTGACCTAGTGACTTGATTAGGTCCACAGGGTTTACCCTCCACTCGCGTAGCCCAAAAATCTTGAAACCAACAACGACATCTCTCTGCATGTTCAGTAGTTAACCAATATGCAAAAAACATAACAAAGAGACATATAGAGACAACCAACAGTTGTCCAGTATAAGGACGAACATATTTGTCATACTGTAACCTCCACCAATTATATTCTGATGACAGCTGCTTCACCTTAGGGACAGCAGCAAACACAATAAACTCATGTTTCTCTTCATCAAAACTAAGAACAACCTTATCTACACCAAAAGGTATAAGATCTTTCACATGCTTCTCAACAAACGCACTATACTTATAGGCACCCAATGGACGGGTGTCTAAGACTTTAATATGTGCAGTTTGAAGGGAACTATCTTTCATTCGAGTATACATAGGATCAAACAAACCAGAACTAATAGTATGACCTGCTAATTCTTGTTTATAATCTAACATATAGGCATGACCTATAACATTATCCGAAAAATTCGGTGCATGAGCAACCAAAGTTTTCAAATCACTATGCTCAGGCAAAGGAATACAATGCAATTGAGCCAAAAAATATTCCTTGCTATCTATAATTCGAATACCTTCAAAAGAAGAAGACGTCCCAATAGAAGTTAAACGATCAATCTTACGCATTTTGGTAAACCAAGAACAGTCATTTCCTTTTACTTTATCTTCAACCAAGTGAGGGAAAACTGAACCAGGATGTTCATAATGATAGACAACAGAACGTGTATCGACAAACAAGCTCTCTTCTGCTTTCAAATATGCACAACGAGCACAATAGGAATCAGAAAGCAGATCAGCTGAACAACCATCTTTTCCATGGTTTTTACATGATTTTACTTTATCAGGGTAAAACCACTGGGAAACCTCCCAAGTCCAGAAAAAAGCACTAATCCAAGGCATATAGCTTTTATATTTATACAAAGCACCAGTACCAATCAAAGATACCAAAAAAGCAACAACACTCATAAGAGTACGAGTATTCTTAACATTAATGGTTTGATCCTTCTTATGCTTCTTTGTTGAATAAACAACAACAGCAATAAGAGCAGCAACAGCTACACCAATAACGGTGTATATACGCCAAGGATTACCATGAAGCTTAATCCAATCATGGAAATCAGAGCACCAACCATACAACTTACATTTACAATACGTACACCAAACAACTGTAGCTACACAAAACCGGTAAAAACCAGTATCACGCAGTTCAGCTATTCTAAACATGAAAGAGAAGCAAGCACGAGAGACAGTATAGATAAAATCAAAAGGAATAGCAAACAATGACCACATTGAATGCAACCAAAGATAAGCCCGCACCCAAATATCATCTGTAACGATGAGGGTACTATCCTTGTTATCCTTCCACCATCTAAAATAAATAGACTCATCATCCACATGAGGATCCCAACCACCATCTTTACGCTCAATAAAGCGCACAGGAGTGGAATCAAATACCATACTAACAGTATTTGTAGGCTCAACATATGGATTCTCATCTACACTATCTTCACCTTCACTTTCAGTATCATGATAACGTTGATCAGACATATAAGTTATAGGTTCTAACCCATCAGCTCTCGGTATAAAAGGAGCTCTAATACTAGAAGAAGCATAGACTTGTGCTTCTTGTAAACAGAATTTCTTCTGATCACTATCAAAACTCCCTTCATCATCACCATCATTATCCTCTTCCAATTCATCTTCAACAGGAGAACGATCATTAGAAGAATTCTCATCAACCTCACTATTCACTGGAGATTTAAGATCTTCTTCATCAACATCATCGTCATTCCACAAATCCGATACATTGGGTAGAGTAACTACAACACCACACAAACATCTACCATTCATACGCCGATTCAATACACACAAAGAACCGTCACCATAATGAGCAAAGCACTGAGTGCTACTCCCAATATGATGATCAGGAAACGCAGAAGTGCCACCAACACCACTCAAACCAAAACGAGCATCAACAGGACCACACAACAAAGAATCACCACAATCCTTCAATTCATCAACCCTTGAAGTCCCACTTCCCCGATGAATTACCCGCAAAAGGGGTAAACTCTGAGAAGAAGACATGCTCGCTTTAAGCTAGCAACAGAAATCAGAACTCTGTAAACTCTTTAAGAAGGCAAGGGAACCACTATCCACGTTCAAACCGAACAAAAGCCTGGATGTCAAGCGAATATCGTAG